GCAGTTACATCGTTGTCAACCTCAAGAGTGTTGGAGTCCATGCGGAGTCCTTCACCATTGACAATCACACCGCCTTTGGCGCTGCTAGTTGCGACAGGAATGTCGCTGCCGTCAATCGCTCGATATTCAACCGCACCACCAGCACTGGTGGGACCAGCTAAAAACTGGTTTGCTGCAGACGTGTTGTTAATGACTGCTGCAATCGTGACTGCACCGCTTGTCGTAGTAGTGGTGATGTCAATGACGCCAACAGTGCTACCAGCAACGCTGTTGATTGAACCAGGAGATTTAAGGCTTAGCCATGCACTGCCGTTCCAGCAATACAGAGAGTTGTCGTTTGTATCGACAGCCAGCTGCCCTGTAAAAACACCAGAGGTAGGCAGCGATGTAACTAGATCAACCGTCGATTCATTGCCGAGCTTTGCAGCCGTAATTGCGTCGTCCGCAACTTTTGCTGTTGTGACACCCGTAGTAGAGGATGTTGAATCGGCTAGTTTTGCTCCGGCAATGTCGCCATCAGCAAATACAATCTTTGCGCCAGGGATCGTTGCGTCACTAATGACTGTGACGCCATTGGCAATCAAGTCACCGACAGTCAGCTTTTTGGTTTCGCCAGCATTAACGACAGCAACTAGATCGCCAGAAACAAGGGCATCGCCGCTGAGCGCATTAAGCTGACTAATTTTACGGTCGGCCATGGGCGACTAGCTCCTAGTTAGGTCTCTGGCGTTAGCTGCAGTTTAGCGCCACTGTCTTCCTCTAGGTCCAAAAGAATCTCATCGCCTGTCTCCTGCACCAAATCGTCGGGAGATTCAAGACTCATTTTTATCTCGATTTCACCTGTTGTTACAAAATCTGCTGTTATTTGGACGGTACTGTCAGGTGAAAACTGAACTGCTGCTGCTGTGATAACACCCTGCACGTCCCACCAAATTTCATCGTCATTGCGTGCAGTAACTCCGCTTGGGTTATATCCCTCTTTTTTAAGGTAGAACCTGCCTTTAAAATTGCTTCCAACTTGCGTCCGATGCGTTAGTTGATATAAATACATCGGCAATTCGTTAGCTGTATCTCCCGTGTACTCCCAAAAAGCACTAATACGCCCAGAGCCAGAAATTAAGGTGTTTACCCTAGAGCGAAACTCGTCTGACAAGACAGTCGTATCAACGGTTTCACGCTCA